TACCACCAACTGGAGAAAGAGAATGTTTGATTGCTGCCCACTATGTTGGGATACGCAAACGTGTGGCCTGTCACAATGCTGCCAAACGGAACAACCGATTCATCCAGCCGTCTCCAAAGTATCGCCACCCACTAAGGCTACTGAGATGCTTGCCAAAGACCCAGAGATATTCATAGTACCGCGAAGCTGGAAAGCGCCCTACGGCACCGAGGGTCAGTGGACCAAGCTTACCATCCGCAGCGCTACCTACCAGTTGCTGGAGCATCTGGATCGCTGTGACGGGACCGCTCATGACCGCAGCAGTAAAAACCCAAAGGTCGAGGTGAGGTGGGAGTTGCCCACCACCGCAGGGGACCCAATACTGGTTATAGTAAATAACCGCCGCCTGCTCGGGAGTGAGGTTGGCGATATCGAGGTTTGGGAACGACCTCTTGCTGATGCCGTACTTCGTCTCCCCGCCGGGGTCATTCGGGTTATTGACATACCCACCCTCGTCTTGGAGCAGGATCGGTATGCAGTATTGAAACCTGAGGTCTGAGTTGATGTCCATTACCCCTTACTCCCGAAGAACCAACGCCACACTTCTAGGACAGTAGCGGCAAAGCCCATGCACGCCGCTCCTATCTTTGCTAACCAGAGTATGCCCTTGCCCATCTGAACCAGTTCAAGAACAGAATCCAGCTTCTCGTCGATACCGTTTACTTGCGTTTTTAATTCGTCGATCTGTTTTTGGTACTGGTCCATGATGGCCTCGCTTACTGGGACTCCAGCCCACTGATGATGCAATGCACGCCAGTCGCTGCTGAGGTGAGGTTAATCACCTCGCCCGCATTCATCACGAGTGTTCCCGTCCAGTGGACAGTCTGCCCCGGTGGGACATTCAACCCGTTGAAGAGGCTGACGCCTGCGATGCTCATGCCAACGACAATAGCTGCCGCTGTCGTGTTGCAGAGGTCCACAGACTTAATCACATCCTGCCGCGAAGCCGGAACCGTATAGACCGTAGTAGGACTAGTGGGCATGTTCTGCGCCACCATCCGAATGAACTGCACAACTGTGAATGCCATGATCTTCTCCTTAATCGTTAGTCATATTGATGGACCACCAGCAGAGGGTGCCGCCAGTGTCGAGGGTCAGGGCGTTCGGCCCTCCGTTTACAGCTTGCAGCGTGATAGTGTTGCCCTTCTGCAAGCGCAGACAGATCGACGTGGACTGGCCGACCGGTACAGTACTCGCCGTAACAGCCGGTATCGAGACGTATGCATCGAAGGTACCGCCAGCAGCATTGACAAGTCTTGCCCGTGTTGCGAAGACAGTTGCTGACGTTGTAAGACCGCCCAAGGACCACGAGATTTGATAGAACCCCGTGTAAGGCACTGTATACACCCCTGTCGAAGCAGTGAATCCGCCGTGCGTATCATACGACAGAGTCCAATTCGTGGTAGTGGCTGTAGCACCCGAACCAATACTTTGCCCCGCTGAGTTCGTTGCCAGCACCTTAGGCAACAATGGCTGATTACCTACCCCCGGCGCACTAGGAATTCCGATACCCATGATTAGTTACCTCCTTGAATTGGAAATTGAACGCCCACCCCTGTGGCAGGAGCAGATGGTTGTGCCGCTTGGGCAATCGCTTGGGCCGCACCAATCTTGCCTTGGGCGTGTGAGTCCACGGCCTTCTCAACGCTTCGGCCCACGACATACCCTCCGACTCCGATCTTCAGCAACTCCCACATTTGGTCTGGCAGTTCGAGCGTTAGACCTACATGAAACATGGCTTGAAGATATGGAGCGAGTATGTAGTTATTTGCGACTATGGCCGTGAAGACGAGCATGAGGATAGGACGCCATGCAGCAGCGAGCCAGTTGCCCGACTTCACCTCGGCTTGGATGTTGCCCGACTGCGCGGTGAGTTGCGCAAGCTCTCCTGTCTGCAACATCTGCATGAGTTGTAGCTGGGCCTGTGCCTGCGCCGCTGGGTCAGGTAACACCCGCCCAAGGATCGTACTCAGCATCGGCAACAGCAAAGTAAGCAATGGCATGACATCACTCCGAGGCAAGACCGGCATAAACGCCGAGGAGGATCGAGTAGGTACTCAACCCGTTAATCGTTCCATCAACCTGAAGGTTCCCCGTGATGTGCCCACTCGTCGCCGTAACGGACTGCAACGACGTAGTCCCATCCACCGTCAGGTTCCCATCCACCACCACATTGCCGGGGAACGTAACCGTAGTCCCATCACCCATAATGCCTTGCAGAATATACCATAACTTGTATAGCCAATCCCGCAACGCTGCCCAGTTGGGCTGTGGCCCTGTCGGCGGAACATCCAATTGCTGTGCCATTAGAACACCCATTCCTTTGCATAGCCCATCGCCTTCAATCCAGCAATGGCGTCCTTGCACTTGTCCCCAATGTCAATCCGATAGGTAGGAGAATTCGGCATATGGATTTCCTTAAGAGTTTTATACGCCCTCTCTTTGGCTTCACTTACCGAAGTGCCCGTCTGCACAACAACCAGCGGGTACTCGCCAGCCGTGAGGAAGAGATCCTTCTCCTGCCACTTACCCCCCTCGAACGTTTCTGCCTTACCTGCCATAACTTCAGCAAGCTTAATGTTATCTATGTTGTCACCGTTGATCCCAAAGATGGGAATACCATCTGTCTCCTCATGGGAGACATGGCAGTGAGGAAAGGTTGGCCCGGCGACAACCACGCCTATGCAATGCGAGTAAGACACGCGAAGCGAATCCTTTCCATGCACTAGGTCATACATCCACTGAACGGGGTCACCCTTATGAAGATGCTGATTAAGCATGAACGCAGGCCAGCCCATCCGCATGGTGAATTCCAGCGGCCATGCCACGCCTTTCTCGTCCACGATGACATTGACATCGATATTGCCTACGAACTTGATCGCCTTAAGGGCAGGCGTAAGTGGAGCGAGGACTTGCTCTGCGAGTTTGCTGCGGTCCACATACTTCATCGCGGTACCCATCTCACCCGTGTTTATGCCCACCTCCCCCGCCATCAACTTCTTATGCTCGAAGTTTTCTTCCCACACGGCATTGAACCCATGTGGACCAAACCACCCACCAGCAGCGAACTCAATGCCCTTCGCCTTCGTCTGCAAGATGAAGTCTTGCTTAGGCTTCCCGTCCAACCGTTTCGCTCGAAGCATCATCGCCTTAAGGTCGTCTGGTCCCTTACCCACGTAGGATAGTGTACGGTCCGCCTCTCCCACAGGCTTACATGCAAAGTCAGTCTTTGCTGCGTGGATGTGGGCAATGGCCGAGTCGTAATCCTTGAAGCGAGTATAAGGAAGTACGGGGATGCCATGCGATTCCAGAACCTCTTGTCCCACACACCGATCCAGTTCCCACTCAGCGGCGGCTTGATTGCTGCCGAAGATGGGGTAACCCTTCTTAAAATAGTCTTCAAGATTCCACCCGTATTTGTCGGACGCCGTGGTGACGATGAGGTCAGCCCAGTCCATCCACTGACGCCAGTCCTTGACGAAGTGGAGCAGACCCTTGCCGATGTTGGGGCGCTTGTTCGGCGGGAGATAGTACTTCACCTCATGGCCAGCCCACTGCGCCCGCAGGCAATAGTCCACCGCACACTTCACGATGTCGATGACGAGGATTTTCATTCGTTCGCCTCTTGCTTAGCTCGTTTACGTTGCGCTGCCTTCTGCTCGCGCTCCATCCACTTACGGGTCTTGGCTACTTGCTCAGACGATGGGGACTTGATCCCGAACTGTTCGAGCAGGACTTGTTGGGGCGTAGCCTTGCCAGTCTGCACACGGGTCAGCAAAGCCGTAGGGGCTAGCTGGCGCATAGCATAGTTGAACCCATCCTGCGGCGTATCGAAGATGCGCTGCCCTGAGAACCCTTCGCGGTTGTTCACTATCTCCGGTGCCATCTTGAACATCGGGGCCATCGGCAATGCCGTGCTCATGGCCTGCGAGAAGTCCTTCTTGCCCTCGAACATGTCGTATACGAGGGTGGGCAGAGTCGCCGGGCCGTAGCGCTGCGCCGACGCATTCGGGTTCCCCGTGATGGCCTGCGCCGCCTTGTCCATGATCTGCGGGTACACGAAGAACGAGATGAAGGCCGTGGCCGCTATCTGATCCAGCGCCTTCGCCCGCATCGCTCCCGTTATGGAAGGGTCACTGCCAAGAGCATCCCTAAGCATATAGCCATAACTAGCCATTCGACCATAATCATATCGACCGAACGCTGTGATTGCAGGGTTACGCAGAGCAAGGCTAAGACGACGAGACCCCATGACACGATTAGGGATGGTGTAATTTGGGACATGGCGTTCAACATCCGCGACAGCATGAGCAGGCGTGAACCCGGCGCGTTCTTTCTCAAGATACGCCTGCATCATAATCACATCGTTGACGAACCACAGGCTCTTGCGGGCAGTGCCATAGATGGACTTAGTCCACTCCACCGGATTGGCATAGCCGAACGCTTGGGCAAGATTGCTTGCCTGCGGATGACTCCCTACCTTCTTCAACACCGTGTCAAAGAAATCGCGGTTATACACTGAGGGATACATCAACCCCGCTCCCTCATTCAAATACCGCATGTAGTTATGATCTTTGTTCCACACAGCCTTCCACGCATCCATCGTCGTGGTGGTCATGTTGGGCATCAGCGCCCGGCCAACCTCTTTCCCCGTGGCCACAACGTTCCCGACCAACCCCTTCTCCACCACCGAGTGAGTCAGAACGTTGAAGATGTGTGGTAGCGGGTTGAAGAAGAGAGACCCGATAACCACACGATTGAACTTCCCCAGAGAATCCACGAGCGGCCCGTGCACCGTTCCGTTAAAGTCCTCGAACGTCTCCGCCATCTGAGGTGACATCTTCCACCCCTCAAACTGACGGGTACCTTTAATGTCCACAGTACGCCAATCAGATGGAGCCGCTCTGCCGGGTGGGCGAGCCTGCGACAAGAACTCTGGCGAGGACTTGATAGTGTCGATTGCTTGAGCATGGATAAGAGCCTTCTGCATATCCACATTCGCCTGTAGCACTGCTGCCACGGGGTCTTTGTGGTATTGCATGTCCGTATGTTGTTCCAGTTCACGAACCGTGGCGTCATTCTTCTTCGCCCAGTTCGCACCTTGCACTTGAATGTTACCGGCCCCGTCGTCTACGCCTGAAGCAATCTTTTGTTTGTTGTTGTAAATGATGACACGGTCCGTTTCAGGATCAGTCACCGCCATGTGTCGATTCCCTTGAGGGTCTTCAACGGCGAAGTTAGTACGCTCCTTCAATTCAGGCGCGCTTGTTCCCAGTGAGCGGGGACGACTACGTACATCTT